CTGCTTATACTTAAAGTCGTTGCGTTGTCTATTATATATTGAAAGCTCATCTATCTATCTCCTAACAGGTACTTTTCTTGCACCTTGTGATGCAACAGCATGAATAAATCCTGGATCTCTTGCAACTAATTGTTTAAAACTTGAAGCGTCCACGGCGTTAATGTTATATGTTATGGCATCTGAAGTGCCTATGCCTATAGGATTAATTTGTGCTGGACCTGTTATAAGTTCAGGACCGTTTTCTCCAGCAATACCAAATTTGCCTGCTCCTAACATTCCGCCATTTGCAAAGAACCCACCAAACAAACTACTTGCCTGATTGGCTCCGCCACCAATTCCAATTGAACCAAATGCTTGTGCAATTAATTGTTTAATCTGTGAACGCAATAACTGTTCTAGTATATCATTAATTAAACCTCTGAATTCAAACTTGCCTGTTTTAGCAAAATTAACTATTGCGTCTTCCATGCTCTTAGTTGCTTTATTAAATACCTTTGCGGCTTGTTTAGCGGCATTAGTAGCATCATCTTCATATTGGTCAAATGCCTCTTTCCATCCATATGCAAATGAACGCTGTACTTTGTATACTTCTTCAGCAATTCGTTTTTGTTGTGCTATTGCTTTATTTGTAGCTTCTGTTATCTCGTCTATTTTTAAATCAACCAAGGCATCATTGAACCCAGTTTTCATCTGTTGAAGTTCTCTTACAGCAACAATTAACCTATTGCTCATCATATGGTCAATTTCGTCTAATTGTTTTTGTAAAGGATCCATGTGCAACTGACGTAATTCTTTTTGTGCATCTTGTGTTGTAGAAGCTATGTTATCAAAATAATCAGCCATTGAAATTCCTTCAGTCAGTGCATCTCTTTGGTTTATTATCGCCTCTTGTGCTTTTCTAGTTGCGTATTGGAATTCTTCTTGACTTATTTTTCCTAATTTTAAATCTTCTTGTAAATTTTTTAATGCTCTTTCCAGGAATGCAGTTTCATTTGTAAAGACCTTTGTATCTTCAGTAAGTTCTTTATAGAATTCTGCATAAGTCTGTAAAGCGTCTGTATCTTTGGTTTTCTCATTAAGTTTCTTTAATGCCTCTTCTGCTGACACTAATTCTGCATTGGCGGCCGCCATCAGTTCAGTAAAGCCTTCAAGTTCTCCTTTTGTAGCTTCATAGGCTTTATTAAGTTCTAAGATTACTTTCGTAACAGCTTCAATACGTCCTGCTGGACTTTTCTTGTGGGCGTCGCTCTGTGCATCTTGGAATTCTTTTGCCTTCTTGATATATTCTTTATAAGGCTGTAATAATTTTTGAAGTGCTTTAGCCTCGTCATCTTTCTGGTCAATAAGTATTTTATCTTCTTTGGCTACTTTGTTCTGTTTCTTCTGCAACTCTTCTAATTTTTTAATTAATTCAGTTAGCTCATCTTGTGTTTCATCCAAGTCTCCAAACCATCTATATAGGAAGTCAAACCCAACTGGGTCTAGACGCTCTCTTAATTCAAATAGGGCCTGCTCTAATGATATAAGTCCCTTTTCAGCTTGATCAAATACTTCTTGTGGAATTATGTCAGATATGTCACCTAGTTTGCCTTTTGCACCTACGTCTGCCCAGTCATTAAAAAGTCTTGTTAGACTTTTAAGACTATTTTCATATCTCGCAGTAAGTCCACTAGCCTCACCTATTTTAACTTTTAATGCACCAAAGGCATCATCAAAGGCAGTTTTTAACTGATCTAATGTTGGCCTCATTGCTTCAAATGAAGCAGTTAATCTAGTAGAGTCCTCAAACATTTTAAACATTACTTCTGCAGTAAGTTCTCCTGCCTGTGACATACGTCTCAGTTCAGCAACGTTATAGCCTGATTCTTTTGCCATGATTGCAAGGGCGGCGCCTAGTCCCTCAACAATACTTCTGAATTCATCACCTCTAACTTCACCAGAGGCCATCGCCTGTCCAAACTGTCTAATAACAGAGTTGGCTGTGGCTGTATCTGCGCCAGCTACTTGAAGTGCTTGTGATAGTTTAGTTGTTACTTTTAATACACGGTCCTCAGATACCCCTAAGGCATCTGTAGTGATTCTTAACTTGGAATATAAGCCAACAGTTTCTTCAAAACTTGTTCTATTGGCAACAGCAGTTTGTCTAAGGAGTGCAGTTGTTTCATTTAGTTCCTGCGTGGATCTTGTAATAAGTCTTAGTTGGTTTTGTAGTCTCTGGAAGGTAGCAGTGGCGGCAATAATTTCCTTACCAAATTCAACTACTTCTCTAACAGCAAGTGCACCAACAAACGCCTTGGCGGCATTTTTTAATGTAAATAAACCAGCAGTAGCTTTTTTAGTTTCTACTTGTAATACATATCTGTCTTTTGTTACTGCCATAATTTAGATCCCCTCATAACCATATACTATACCCCTGCAATTATTCTGCGTACCTTCTGTCTCGTAAACCTCATTGTTGGTTTATACATCCCCTCAGGGGCTTGTTTACTACTTCCTTTATTTAATGGTATTACATAAGGATAATCAGCAGTTATTGTTTCTTTACCATCAAATTGAGTCTTACGTTTAGCATTGCCTGATCCAAGTGGAGTAACCCTTCTGAATTCCCAAAAAGAAGCCTCAGGAACTGTTTTCAGTTTCTCAGACATTTTCCGTAGTCTACGTCCAATGTGTTGTCCTCTAACTCTGAATCGCATTTTGTTGCTCCTTCCAAGCCTTGTGCCTGTTAAGCCTGTCTTGCAATTCTTCTGTAGATAAACTCTTATTCACAGGTTGTTCTCCTCTTGCTTTTTGTGCCTGATAGTTCTGATATCCTACACTTAACTCTGCAACATACAAATCTAAATTACTGCCAGACTTCAAAATTTCTGACGGTAGTTTGCCATATCTTTTAGCAACAAAATCTAACGTCATCCACGCATTAACTGTGGGAGTTATTTTGCTGAAGTCTGGCTGGACAAGTTTCCCAAGGTAGCCACTGCTTTCGTAATAACTTTAATCATTACTGGTGCTGGTGGCTCTGCACCTGCCTTTAACATTGGTTTGCCTTTTTCGTCCATTATTAAACCAACTACTAATTCCGCTATAGGCCCAGGGTTGCCGTCTGCAACAGTTGCCATTTGCATAAACACTGACATTGGTTGTCTATCATAGACCCAGAAGTCTATGGACTCGCCATACTCCTTGACAATATCTTCATCATCAATAGTAAGTTTTATAAGTTTTGGGGTTGCGGATAATTCTGAAAGTTTCATCTGTTAATCTCCTTGTCTTTCAATCAGTTTGTGTGTAAGCAGTACAACAAATTTTAATCTTGCACTTGCTTTTTCTGTATCTGCCTTAGCACACTTTAATTCGTTAGTGGCTTTGGCCGCTTCAGCCTGAATTGATTGTACCAACTCAAGGTCTGTCTTTCTATCTAATACATCCATTAATCTCTCTCTTGTATTTATCTGAAGGTGGAATAAGAGGGGCATAAAGCCCCTCTTACTGCCCTCATCGCTAATAACCTAAGTTATTAAGCAACAGTATAGTCACCGTCAACAGTGACAGTGATAGGTGTTACCCAGACTGGTGCATCTGCTGATACAGTAGGTGCTAGTCCAGTAACATACCCGTTGCCAGTAATAGTTTTACCTGCAGTTCCGTCATCAACGTCACCTAGATATAAACTAAAACCAATCTTTGTTTTATTCTTTGAAAGATTAAAAATCCCAACGTTAGCCGCCGTATTCGCAGTAGCTCCGCTGTCTCCAAAGAATGTACTTTGTTCCAGTACTAAATTCATACCTAAACTGTTAGTAGACGTTGTAGCAATTTGTTTTTTCGCCACTTCGTCTAATTGAGTCCAAGTAAAAATATCGTTGGCATTATTGATAGTAATATCTTGTAATGCTGGAACGTCCATGCCAGTATCACTGCCATTGGATGCAATATCAATTGTTAATACTGCTTCAACGCCTGTAACTCCTGGTGCTGGATAAATGTAAGCCATTCGTTTTCTCCTTTTAGATTAGATTACTTTATTAAATCTTATTTCCATTGAATTAACAATTAAGTCACCTTCATAATCAGTGCTAGAGTCTAACTCTCTGCTGTGGATACCCGCAACAGTTGTTATATTTTTAGCATTTCTTAAGTTAGCAACTAAAGAATCGTAATTCGCTGGCAATTGTTTTGCATCCGCTGAAAAGTAGATACTAACTGACTTGGCTTCGTTGTCTATAACAGGTCCGTCTAACGCACTAACAAGAGGTTCTGTACTTACTTGTTCTGCATCTACGTAAATCTTTTTAGGATTACTTAGATATAGTGCGGTTCCACTAGAAGTATATGGCATATCAGTTGAAACTGTAAAAGTTCCTAAAGCTAAACCACTAATATAATCTAGTATTTCTGAACGCATTATCTGATCCTCTTAAGGTTAATTTGTCCTGGGGATTTCTCAGATGATTCAATTGTGTCATCATCATCAAAATCATACCAATCACCTGCTGTAAGTAACTCTAATAACAATCCTTCTGCTTTATTCTTATAATATCCCATCTTTTGTCTTTCAGCATTCTCTTCGTTTCCAAAGTCTGCTATAATAGGTAGGATATGTTCAGCTAACCCTTCGTAAATCGTCAAATCTTTAAAGTCGTTTAAGCGACCTTTAATTTTATCAGGATCTACAACAGGTATATCAGCAACAGTATTGTAAGCTATTGAGCTATCACGTTTAGTGTAGTATGCTTTCCACCAGGATGAAGAACGGACCTTTGTTAAGATCCGTTCTGTCGCCCTAATTAAACCATCTTCAACCACGTCGTCAGTTAGTCCTTCGTTTGATTCAAAAATACGTTGATCTTTCTCAACGACATCTTGATAATCAGCGAAACTAATTGTTATATTATTTTCTACTATGAAGGACATCTACTAACTCCCAGATTAGTCAGTTGAAGAACCAACAATCTTCACACCATGTGAAGCTTGAAGGATAGCTTCGCCAACATCTACTGACATCATAATATCAGTTGATCTTGTAGACGCTTTATCTTCCGTTTTCATTTTAACACCACCACGCATAACGTGACCAATACAACTAGGTGCAAATACTGCCCCTACCATATTAAGTTCGCTATCACTGTCAGTGTTTAAATCAGATTTGACTAAAGCTGATTCCCAGATATTTGCTCCACCTAATTGGCCTAACCAGCCACGTTCCAAAACAGCAGAACCATAAGCGTTTGCCGTACCTGCAACTTGTGGAGCCGCTGATGTACCTGCATTAACTAATGCTTTTCTGATTTGAAGTGCTTGTCTAGGACCTAATACTGCGTGGATTGGACCTGTTACCTTATTGCCACGGATTGTAGCAATAGCATCTAAAAGGTTATCAATAGTAATTGCACTATCTTCTGTGCCTACTGATTGTGTTATAGAATTAAACAATGCAAATACTTTATTGTCTATTTTCTCTGCAATTGCTCTACCAGCTTGTGATCCAAGCTCTGCAATTACATTTCCGTGTGCTGAATCGCGTAAGAAGTCAGTTACTGGAAAGTAAGTTCCTACTTCACCAACTGCGATTGCAACACTTGTAGTATTTGTGTCAGCCGCTGATGGCGCCACGCCTTCAGTTAATTCAGCCGCACCAACAGTTGCCCAAACTGGGACATTTATTGTCGTGCCGCTGTTAGCTGGCATATCAAATACAGTTACTAGTTGTCGTGCGATGCTTGATTCATACGCGGCGTATTGTGCGTCACCAAGTAAAGCGGTATACAACTCACTGTTTATACTAGTTGTTTGTGCCATTTCTTTATCTCCTTTTTAAAATATATTGGCATTAGAATACAAGATTGCCTTTGGCTTTAGCCTCAGCAAACCTGCTTCTATGTTCAGGATTAGACATATCCAACTTATCGTACTCTACCTTACCAGTGTTATTAGTAACGCCTAAGCTACTTTTAGAATTAGTAGTTGCAATTGTTGGGAGAACAAAATGTGTATTAGAATCTAAAAATTCTTTTACTAAATTGTCTACACCAATTGGAGTACCATCGTCATTATAACGAACTGCCCCATCGTGCCCTACTACTTCTACTTCGCCTATACTATTAAGTCGTACTTGGCTGTTTAGTAAGTGTTTAACCTGTTCAGGATTTACACTTCTATACTTTGCCGCCGCATTAAGCAACGGTGTATTAACCTTGTACTCTTTAATAATAGAGTCTCGCTTCAGAATCTCTGAATCCTTTTTAGCGGCAAGTTCTTGTAAAGTCTTTTCAAATTCCCCACGTTTAATTTGTTGTTCACGTTGGCGGTCTTCTGCCTCTGTTTTCAACGAACGTAGTTCTTCTACTCCGCCCAAGTCTTCATATGGACGTAAAAGTTTACGTTGTAATGAGCCTTTCATTCTGGCCATCATATCGTCTACTTCTTTTTGACTATACGTCTTTGTCGCTACTTTGTTAGCCTCAATTTCTGTGGTTGGTTGTTCCGCATCCGCCTGAGTTGCGTTTTTATCTTCTACCAATGTATTTTCTGACATTGTGCATCGCCTCCTTATATGAGTTATTAATTTGTACTCTTATTTATACCATCCAGGTATAAATCCGTTAATTACGGGCTTTACTCGTAGCTTTACCTTTAGGTGGCCCCTTCTTCTTTTTCTTTTTTACTGGGGGGCGCCCCTTCTTGGTTCCGTAAGTTCCTTTACCGTATGGCATTTACATTACCCAATGATAAAAAACTGCCGCAAGTCCCCAGCCTATAAAAGCCCAGACAACATTGTTCCAGTTTAATTTCCAGTTAATGTCCATAGTTAATCTCCTTGTTGGTTATCAACATTAGTCGTTGATCCATCTTCTATAGCATCAATTTTAGCTTGGTCCACTTCCATCCATTCTAAAATTTGTTTGTCAATCTCTTTAGTTACTAAAGGATTAGACGCACTATCACGTGCTATTTTAAGTTGTTGAATTTCGCTTTCTGTATCTCTAATGTTAAATGATCCTGGATAGTCAATGTCACCATCCCAATCGTAACCCATGTAATAGCACCAGCATTTCCACATTTGTTCTTCTGCTAATTCTACTGCATCAGCTTTTTCAGAAAGCCTACTATTAAGTAAGGCAAATTCCTGCTCTTGTGCAACGCCTGACATACGTTTAGCTTCTGTTGAGCGTATGCTACCTGTGTTTGCAATCTTATCAATTGCATCTACAGTTTGATCTATTGCTTTATAGATAGAGTCAACACTTGCGCCTGTGTATTCTAGCATATAAGGTTTTAAGCCAGGATCTAAATTCTCTGGCATATGAATTAAAGCACCAGCACCTGTACCTAAGTTACATTCTGGTGTTACTACTAGTGAGGGGTGTGTGTTCATACGTATTGATGAGTCTACTTCACTTGTTGCATTATAATTAAATCTCTGGAGGTCCGCAATATCCGCAATATCACTAACCCCAACTCCTCTAACAGAACTCCTAATATTATATAAACATACTGCTGGTATCTTGTACAGTTGATTAGGCTCTTCAGTTTCTTGTTGTACTTCACCTTTACTAATGTCTACTACAGTTGTTTTAATTGTAACCTTAGTCCACTCTTTAACAACACGGACTGAGTTATTAACTTCTTCTAAATATTTAAAGTAACTTAATTCGTACCTACCGTTTGGTGCTCGTGAATACTGCCAGTCTAAGACTGTCAATGGAGTTAATAAATTTAAGTAGGGGCGAACTTCTTGAAGTCTTTGTTCTTCCCTTGTTGTTGCTCCTACGTCTGGCTGTGTAAGTACAATCCAGCTATGCCCAAAGACACTTGCCCAGGTTGTAGCATCTTTCATAAAGGCATTTAAGGAACGTCCATCTAAGTCTGCATCTTTTAAAAAATCGTTTAGTTCACTAATGTCTTTTATACTACCAAAATCTCTTGTTGGGGGTTGTCTAAATAAAAATGATTTGTAAATTGAAATCACTGAGAAACAATGATTATCTAATGGTGTGTTCTTAAGTCTTGCTGTATATTCAGCATCTGTTTCTAATTGGTATCTTGTTAAATGTTTTGCGGCTCTATAAGTTTCGCCCCCCAGGTATGATTCTAAAAGATATCTCCATCTAGGATGATAAGTGTCATATATTTCATTGCCAGAAATTAAATGACTTATCTGTGTCTGAATTGTTTCTGTTACCGTTGCCATTGCATATTCCTTTGTATATTATTGTCAGTTGTTTCTATCAAATGTCCCCACCTCCTTGGATGAGTAGTAGTTGCAACTGTTCGTTGCAACGGAAAAATAAACGCAACACAATAACTTAACGCATCAAACTGATGGGAGTAGTCGTGTTTGCCACCTTTGTCAGGCACCTGAGTACCTTCACGGAAATTAAACTTCTCCATAGACTCTATAGTATATTTACACGTTTTACTTATAAACAGCCGCCTAATACCATCAGCAGAACAGAATCTGGCGTTTGTTGCATTGATCCTATCACGTACGGCGTCATGGCGTCTTGGGGCTTTAACAACAAACCCTGCGTTCTGTAATATACTATGATCAGTTTGTCCATTGGCTGATGTCTTCCTGGCACTTCCACTAGGATCAGGATAGAAAAATATTTTGCTCTGTGGATAACGTGTGTTAAGTTCATCAGCAAGTTCTTGTGTGTTTGAATTAAACATTTGTACTTCATCAATGCAATACAATGTTTCTTTGTCCTGAACAAATACACAAGCACAAACAGGCGCTACGTTAAAGTCCCCGCCTATATGTAATGTTCTATAATCTAATCCGTCAGGTAGTTCTTTAATGTTTTTATCTCTATCAAACGCCCAAGCTATTCTTGAATCCGTAGTTTCAAAGCTGGCTTCAAACTCCTGCTTAAATTGTTTAAGGCTCATCTCTGAACGTGCTTGTTCTATTTCTGCATCTTCAACAAAGCCTCCTTCACTTGTAGTAAAACTCCAGCTCTTCCACTCTGAAGGTAATTCTTTTTCCATGTTATATAAATCATAGAACCAGTTGCCCTTACCCATAGGAGTTGATATAAACATTCCACCTCCTCGTTGGTCCGCAAGTGCTGGGCGAATTACTTCAGCAAACAAATCAGGGTCTACAATCGCACACTCATCAATGACAACATATGAAAGGGAGACCCCTCTCAAGGCTGAAATAGATTCAGAGCCCTTAAGACTTATTGTACTATTATTTTTAAGGATTATAGTTAGTTCGCTTTCGTTAATCTTAAAGACCCAACGTAGGTTTAATAGTTTTTCTTTTAATAATTTCCAGGCGATCATCTTAGCCTGACGGTAGGATGCAGTAATGTAGAAAATGTTCTGGTTAGGTTTTCTTGCGTGGTAGCAGATTTCTCTAATGCTTAGATACGTTTTGCCGCTACGTCTACCTGCACTAATTGTTTTGAAACGATGAGGTGAGTTAGCAACCTCTGATTGCCATTTTGCCAATTGCATAACTGTATTTATGCAATCTTCAATTTGGGGGTATTATTTAGGGGCTTTATTGTCTAACAATTGGGCCTCAATCTTCATAAGGCGAATGTCAAACTTATTGTATGAATCAATGATGGCTTGATGTTGTTTACTCAACTCAAGTATTAGGTTTTGGATCCTAGTACTATTATTAATCAGTTGGTTAATAACATTTTGTTGAGACTGGCTGTCTTGTTTTAATTTTATAAGTTCATCAAAAGGACTTATTTCATTATGTTCAAACATAATATTATTTACCTGACAGATTCTTTCTGTTTATAATAGGCTCCGCCTATTCTCTTAGTGCTTAAATGAGAGAAGTGTTCTCTTCCACTTCTCTGTGAATGTGTACTCCTGGAAATTATTATACAATTAGAAATTGACCAACTGTCAGTAGGATCCTTACGAACCATACAATAGCTAGTCGCTGATTTGCCCACTTGGTCCTTAACTCCTGACTTTATCCAGAGGTTATACCAGGATGTGGAATTAAAATTCCAGCCTTCCTTTCTATAACTAGCCTGGGCCTTTGCTCTACTGTACCTTAGGTTCCATAGCCGCCCCAAGTCATACTTAGGTGGTTTACCTTTACAATTAATGTTAGGATCTACAGGACCGCCAGGCTTTGTTTTATAAAATGTCAAGCTGGCTCCTTGTGTAGTTCTACAATCTTAGTAATTTTTTTAACCAAATCATTATATCCAGAATAACTTTCTAATTCATAGATATCTGTTGTGCTCATTTCAAAACCTGGATCATCATCTCTATTCAACCAAAGATAAACATACGGTTCATCTGATCTCCAACCATTTAGTGCCAAACAACACTTGCCGTGTTTGTTGTAGTCTGGATCTTGTTGTTCTTGTGTTTGATTGTAACAGTCAATAAATGTGTGATTGTTGTCCGCACAGTATTGTTCAAACCATGCACGAGCAGTTTCTCTTGATTCTAATATTGTTTCAAGTTTTTTTTGATCTTGCA